TTCTACACCCTTTATTTCAAGCGGTAGTGCTAAAAAGCCTTGACTAGTTACCAAATCTTTAACTACAAGACTTGTTGCTAATGGGCCAGCAGAGTCTGGTGAAGAGATTGAGTACTGAATATTAAAGTTTGATGCTAAAACTTCATTGCCCTCCTGAAGGTTATAAATATCTGTTACATTTATTGGGGGGATTACAAGTTTTCCATTAGAAGCAGTAACACTCTTGATAGAAGAATAAAAATTTGTTTTTAGAGTAACAATAGGTGTCCATTGAAGTCCAGAACCAGTTGCCACTTTTTGAAAAACAGTTTTATATGTTGTTGAGTATGGATTGTAATCTATTGCAATATCTAGTGCCTGAGTATCTTGAACTATTGCTGCTGCCACATTAGAATCTCTTGGATCTCCAAGAGTTCCAATAATAATACTTCCACGATCTCCTTGTGGTCCTATATCTAGGTCAAGGCTTATACTTTCTGGCCCACCAAAAACAGTTAAGTCTTCGTTAGATAAGAGTATGTCTGCCATTAAGCACCTGACGTTGCAGACGTAGCGCCTGTAACCTGATCTGTAATTGTAATTTTTCCTGTTAGAAGGGTTTGAACAATTTCGTATTGTCCACTACCTGATAGTCCTGCTGGCTTTTTGACTTCAACGTCATAAACATACTCTGTTCCAGCAACTAATTGGTTTCCTTCTATTGGCCTAATTGCACACTGAACAAATGTATTATCATCTGAGACTCTAGCAAAACACTTTATTGGAACTCCTGCAGATCCACGAACGGTTGCAATAGTAAACTGTGCGCTATCATATGGGGCAGATGAATCTGTTACGTCGTCTGGAGTATTTGCATAGTTTGTTGGAATATAGAAAGCACTTAAATCAAATACAGTTCCATCGTTCTTTTTCGGGTAGATACGAAACTCAAAGGTATCACCCTTATAGTAATTGAAGTCATAGATTGCTGGAAATGCCATGGTTTTATTATACCACGCTGACGTATACAGAATTGAGAATTACGGAGGCATCAAAGTCTGTTCTAAGTTGTGGAACTGCACCATTTAACCACATAGAGTTGTCTTCGATAAATATATTTTGGGTAACTGAAAGGTTATAAACATTCTGATACTTCAAGGAGCCAACAAACTGTACAAACTCCTGATCCTTACTTGCAAAGTATGTCCTTAGCCAAACCTCAGTATTGGCAGTATAGGTAGTTAGTTCAAAGTTGTATGTTAGGAATACTTGTGAGCCTTCATTTATACCGTGGAAGTTTAGGGCTCTTTGGTGGCTGTTCCAAAGACTGGTGCATCCTTTAGGAAGGTATTTTTCATTTTGCGACTTGTCTTTTGTATCTAATAAAAGAGTTACCCAGCCATCGTTTCCTTGAGATACTCCAAGTTTTGTTAGTTTGTCAATAGTATTTTTATATGAAGCCCATCCTGCTTGCTGTCCTGAAGATGATAAAGAACTTGCACCATCTTTTCCTGGAACACCTCTATCACCTTTTTGTCCTGGCTTTCCTTCTGGTCCTTCAGGTCCTGGCTTTCCATCTTTACCATCTCTACCTGCAGGACCTTGTGGTCCAACTGGGCCAGGGACTGGAAGAAATGAAAGTGAACTATCTACAGTAGTAGATGCTTGACTTTGTTCTACTTGTGCAGCATAAGATGATTTTTTTGCACCTGGAAAGTCCATAGATTTAGAAACAGTCATAAGATCATTATCTCATGTTATTATAATTTACCAGGCTCCTGGTGTCCAAGAAACTCTTTTCCAAATTTGAACAGAGCCAGTAGTGTAGTTTGCAATACAAAAATAAAAATAATCAGAAGATGTCGCAAACATTCCAGCAATATCTCCGTTTCGGCCAAGCATTGAGTTAGGAACAGTTGTAGGGATTACGTAAGTATCTCCTGCTGGTCCTCTTGCTCCAGGTTCTCCTGGATCTCCCTTGTCTCCAACTGCGCCTGGCATTGGAACAATCTTAATAACTGCCATTATAGTGTACCCCCTGGTGTAATGTCGCCTAATACATGAATGGTTCCAATTACAGGAGTCCAAACTGTGTCTTCTATTAATTCTGGAATTGTTACCTGAACATCAAATGGTAGTTGAGCCACGATTGATGAGTATTTAGATCCCCAATTTTTTGTAACCGATGGGTATGCTGTAATATCTACAAATCCCTCACCAGGCTCACATTCAAGGGCATCTAAAACATTTCCAGATTGATCATAAGCGGTTGCTCTAAAAATCCAGCCAGAAGTATCGTAATAATCTACTTCATTGTCTTCATAAAACTCTACTCTTAAAGTAGCAGTATCTCCTCTGACAACACTCCACTGCATGGTTACTGGGTCAGCACCAAAAGTCAGGGATGAATGAATAGGCATACTGTGATTATACCATAAAAATTGACTAATACCAAGGTTGGTGGGTATAGGACAAACCAAGGTATTAGCCAATAATAAATTATACCATAAAGGTACAAAACGGACATGATATTTAAAGTTATCAAATTGTTATAATATACAATGTCCGATTTGTTACTATAAGTCTATTTTAGCCAGATTAGGGATAGTGTATACTTTAAATATATAAGAAAAAAGAACTATCTTTATAGTTTTAAAAACTATCTTTATATATAGTATATAAGTTATTTAGGTTTTGAAATATACTCTAAAAGAATATCATACATGTGGTCAAGTTTTTCTTTCATAACCTTGTGATCTTCTTTCATCCGATTTCTAGTTGCCTCGGCTTCGTTAATTCGAAGTTCTAGTCTATTAATTTGATCCTTGACGCTTGATCCACCATTGGTTTTAAGTTCGCTGAGATAATGTTTGACAAGCCACTTGATTGCAAATGCTATTGATGATACAATTGTAAGTATGGCTACGATTAGCGAAGCCCAGTCTTGGATTGTCATAACTAGATTATTATAAGGGGTATTTTACAAAAATGAAAACAGACATACTTGAAACGTTAGAGTATTCTAAGAATTTGATTATATCCCCTGACATGGATGGCTTTATGTCCGCAAAATTACTAGAGCGTTTTAACGGTTCGAAAATAGTGGGTTCGTATGACAAAAATATTTTATGTCTCGCCGACGGGATCAATCCAGAAGAATGCTTGTTCGTCGATTGTGATATGAATCGTCAAGAGTATGTATCTCTCGGCAACCATATGCGACTCTTAGAAGATAATATGTCAGTCGAGTCGTTTAATCCGAATGTGCACTTCGGCGTTTCGACATATAGCGACAAGTTTCCTTTCGCAACCGCTTTTTTGATTTCGTTCGCAATAGAGGCTAACTTATCCGAACAAGACCTTATACGCATGGCTTTCGCTGATTCAACTCTAAAGAACATGGAGAAATACAGCGATAACATGCGAAACTGGTCTACACGGATGGAACATAATGCAACAAAGTACATAATAGACAATTCGGACATTGCAAGAAGAAATGATGCACAAGCAAGGTTTGATTATGTTGATCAATCTTTTACATCAAAACGTTACGGCAAGACTCGTTACATAGATACCCTAAATAACGCCCTAGCAGGGCAGGAGATGAAGTTTGAGCCATTAGTCCAGGGTATGAAGTATGTATGTGATAAAGTTGGCATAGAAACCCTTATAAGGTATAATAAAGATATCATCTCTTATGCAGAGATATTTACAGGAGAGTACTCTGTAACTTATGATCAAGAAAAGGAATGGGCATGAATCGACACGAAGTAATTGAGATTATGATTGAAACAGTAAATGGTTATAACATCAACCTAATGAAGCAGGCCAAGATGAGCGATGCTGATATTACAAAAAACATTGATGGCCAATATCCAGCATTGCAGCATATGTTTGGTTTGATATATGACGATCTTGAAGTTAAAGGTGTCTTTAAGTAAGGCTAATAGATAAACCTTGGTTTGTCGTCATCTTTTTTTCTGCGAAACTTTAGTTTGATTTTGTATAGATAATACTTAATTGCCAGCATTTTTAAAAGCCTCTTCAAACTTTTCTGCAATGTGGATTTGCTTGTGTACTGACATATGTCCCAATATCACACTTTCTCCTGGTAAACCGCTTTTAGGGTTTCCGTCCATAGGAAAGTCAAAATTTAGGCCATATTTTTCTCTATATTCAGCATGACATTGAATATCGATAATGGGAATACCATTTTCGTGGAGTTGATCCATATACCTATTGTTTGGGTGTCTGTCCCATTTTTCTTGCTCCAGGTAAACATAATTTTTAAAGTCTGTTGAGTCTATGTTTTCGTGTAAATACTTGTCTTGCCATCTATCCCATGTACCCCAAAACAATTTAATATTGTTTAATTCGCAGTATAACTCTAACATGTGAATGTAGTCTAGGTTTATTGAAAAAAGAAATTCTGAAGGAATTATATCTTCGGCCAAATGAGGAGCCTTAGAGTACTTTATATTTTTTTCTGGATTTAACTTGCTTGGTATTATACTGTAACGATGCCTTCCAACTTTACTATTTTTCGAGTTTTGTCCCACCATAAAAGAAGCATCAGACTTCATTTCAATTCTTGTAAATTCTGGAAACAAACAAAAGATAGCCTTTGGGTTTCCATATTCTTTGCAAAATGCTATTGTATTTTGTACAATAAACTGTGTACCTTTTGCTATTACGCCTATGTTGTATGATTTTGTATTTAACGATTTAGATAAAATATTTCCCCAAATTCCATCAACTACAACTCCAACTCCCCAAGTATTAGAGCAGCCTGCAAAAACTATATCTCTAGTTTCTGAAAATTCATCACTTCTGTACCCCAAAGAATTAACTGTGTATGGATGTTTATCTTCTTCTAGAGTCCAAACTAGATCTTTATTGTCTTCTAGGCCACCTCTTTTGTAATAAACCTTATGTCTTGAGTTGGTCCAATTGAATGGGTCGGTTATAAACATCCTATATAGTTCGTTTGGTTTACTTGTTCTGTTTGGTTTAATCATACTGTTATGTTTCTTATTAAGCCATATTACGGATGAATTGCGCTATGTCATGTGATGCGCCATGATAACTACCGTGAAATTTTTTCTCTACTTGTTCTGCAATAACAAACCTTAATTTCTGTTCAATCTGAAACAATAAAATTGCTTGTGCTTGCTCTTTGGTTAACTTTTGGTCTTCATCCATTTTTGCAACTACAATCTGTGCAGCAGGTTTCTGAAAATAATTTTACAGCCAGGTTAGGCTCTTGTTGCCAAACCTTTTCTCTTCCCATGTTATCTGTTACTGGGAATGGACTTGATTCAAATTGTGGATTACTTGGCTCTGGTCTGACTTCTATGTCCCAGGAATTTTCTAGATTATCTAATATGCCCATAAGAATATTATACCTTATACCTTCGAAATCTGAAAAATTTTGTAAAACCCAAATATTTTAAAATCTGAATATTTTGTCCAGATGTATGATACATGCTATACAGAAAATGCACACAAAATAATAGTGCGCCCATAAGCCTACGATTTATTGGCTACGATCTCGACACAATTGCCCCAAGCACTAGCACTATGGTTTAGTTTAGTACTAGTGCCTGCAATGTGTTTAGCATTTGCAAGGGTCTATGCGGGTCTCTTTCTCACTAAAAATGATGATACCTGTATCCCCGCAAAACTCGCAGGTGTGTGCGTACATAGCATTCACTATGCTACCTCTTTCTCTTTTAGTATTCCTAGAATTAACTGCAACTGTTCTGTTGTGAGTAGGGCTGTTGCACAACCCCATGACCATGCAAGTGCCATGTCATCATAGTGTGTCTTAGCAAGAGAGTTAATCTCTGCAATTACTTCATTGTTACTTATCATTTAGTTACCTCCAATAACAAAAGCGGTGATGATTGCTATTGCAACACCAACAAAGGCACCGATTGGACCCATGTAATCGTATTCATCTAATAAATCAATCATGTATGTAAAAGGGTTCATTAGTTTTCTTCTTTCTCTAAAAGGTATTGGTTATTTAGGGGGCGAGAGTGACTAGCAAACATAGCCTCAATCTTAGCCTTGTTAGCCTCACGCTGTTTAGCGTATTGGGCTTGCTGGTATTCTCTGTATTCTTCTAGTGTCATTTATTTGACCTTTCTTTAGTTTCTATACCTAGTATCCTATCATAGGGTACTGACAAATTAGCCTGTTTTTCGGGTGTGTCGCATGTGATGTGTACCACATGGATTAGCCTGTTATTTAATTGTTATAGGAGTATCCTATCACATACCCTGCCAAAAGTCAAGTACCTACACGGCGTGTCGCATGTGATTTTCATCACAAAAAAAATCGCACGTGCCGATTTTGTCAAGCCGACACACCGACATTTATGGTCATTGTTTATTTATGACCATACAAATGTGACCCTTATCACTTGTGATACACCTCACAATGTCCGTTTTGGTAGCATTTTCGAGTTGCGATTTGTCAGACCCCCATGCTACACTTACAGTATAAAGAAAAACAAGGGTAAAGAAATCCCTTAAAGAAAGGTAGGTCAAAATGACTACACTAAACACACTATGCAAGTGGCA